TAAATTACTACCTTGTGTGCTCAAAAATATCTTTGCTGAACTATGTGTAAGTGGATTGCTCATTTACATATACTTATATATTAATACGCCTTACGTATATATTGTCTCGGCTTTTCTTCCACAGGTGTAGGCACGGGCACGGGCACAGGCACGGGTTCAGGTGCGGGCTTTGGCTTGGACTTCTTGTTCTTAATAATAATAACAGGTGCATCATCTTCGTCACTATCAGTCTCATCTTGGAACTGTATCACTGTCGGCTTGGGCTTCTTCTTGGGCTTGGGCTTTGGCACGTCATGGACTACTATTTCTTTCTTGGGCTTGGGCGTTTCCTGTGCGGCCTCGTCACGTTCTTGTTGCTTCTGTGCAGCCCGCACTTCTCGGGCGTGGGCTAATGCATCTAACTGTCTCTGTGTTGCTACACGCTTTGGCTTCTCAATCGGGTTGCTGTCCTTCTCCGTTACCTCAAACAGTGTCTGTTCTTCGCTATCTGTATCCATCTATATAATGGGTAAAGATAATAATCCTACCATTTTATCCTATATTTATTGCTAAAACAGTATTCAGGTCGGGCTTTAATTTATCAATGTAAAACTGTTCTCGGGTTCTCCGCTCGATAGCAGAGTCAGTTACGAACTCTTCCAACGCTTCCATCTGCCACTCCTTAAATCCTCCACTACTCAATATGCACTTATATACCTTGCGGTTGGGTGCTTCATACGACTTCTGCTTGTGTTTCGTCAAACGTTGCTTCAATGTCTTGGTAGTACTACCCACGTAGAATGAGTTACAACTTTCGCTAAATAATCGGTAGATGATTGCCATTTCCTTTTATCTTACCCAGAGATATTATTCTCGGGCGTTGTAACAAATAGGCGTAACTCATCTATTACGTCCAATATTTCCTTACGTCCAAAATCGCCGATACTTTCGTAGTTTTGGATTTGGTCACATAAAAAACACTTTTGATCGTATGGCAAACACGGTGTCATCATTACTACCTTTATGAATACACGCTTGAAATCATCGGGCATTCCACGGGAAAAAAAGGCTCGACTTAACCTTAAATGATTTTCTTTTTCTTCCTGCATTTTTATATGTTTAGATTTTTATTTGTTATATAATTCGGGCATTAACACTCGCATTTCTCCACATAGTATTGCTGCTCCTCTGTTTTCAAAATCGTCTTGCCATTCTCTAAACTTCTTTGCACACGGTAGGCACAGACAGCATTCCATATCTTCATCGACGAATTCGCACATATTGTTGGGCACTACGTCGCCACACTCACATTCCATATAACCTTCGTTGAAACACTCGTCACGCAATTGAATCAATTCGTCCATTAGTTCAGGTGCAATGTCCATTAATCCGTGACGCTCGGTTCTGTGACTGTAATCCAACATTAGTTTCTTCAATACCTCAATTGCCGCATCATAATCGCATAAATCACCGCTTCTTTTCAATTCGCTAATTCCTTCTAAATCATCGTTGATGACTTCTTCTTCGTTGGTTTGAGTGCAACATAAACACACGTTATCGATGTAATTGCCTGCATACTTGTATTCCTCCACTTCATCGCCACATACAATGCAGCACACCTGTTCCTCTTCTACTTGGCTCATTTTACTTGCTTGTTACTTGTTGTTAGATGCTATTAATTGTAGTCAATAAAATAGTTCAATTTTTTGGCGGATTTCGTAACATTTTGTTACGTCTGGTTTTGTCTTTTTGTTAATTCGCATTTTTAGCCCAACTATATAATTTAATTTCTGCCTCAATATCCTCACGCATATCCTCGTCCATCATAATACCCATACTACGCATTTTATTCATTCTTTCTAATTGCACTTTTAGCAATTTTAATCTTGCTTGTTCTTGCGGGTTCAAAATTAATACCAATTTCACCATTTTAACTTGTTCTTGTTGTTTAGATGCTATAAATATATGCCTGTAACTAAAATCAATTTTTTACATTTTGTATGCTCCACGCACGTCTGCAATAATATATGCATCGTTATTAATCTGCTTCATTATACAGTCTCCTACGTAACCACGTCTAAATACGAACCACGCGTACAATGTCATTCCACCTTTGTAACGCCCATCTTCACTCGCTTCGCTCGTCAGTGTAGAAAAGCGTGTGAATGGATACACCGCTGCCAACGGGTAATCACTATCTTGGTATATCTTATACCGTTCTTTGCCGTTCAAATAGTTGATGGGAAATAAACAGATAATCTCGTGGCGTGCAATCTCTTTCATCTTGGACATAAACCTCACGAAATTCTTTATTCCATACGGAATATTCGTAATTATTGTGTCCACTACCTCCGTCCAATCAAAAAAGTCGCCTACACCTTCTTTTTCATACGTATTACAACGAACATCAGTATATCCATTCCTATATAATACGGTGGGAATTGTTTTGTGGGTAGAACAGCACGGTTCTAATATAACGTTTGTTTTGGGTATATCGTGGTGGTCGATTAACTGCTGCACCATAGAAAAAGGCGTTACGTATTGATCATTTTTGTTTCTTTTCTCCGCCACTTTTGCTATATTTTTAAATACCATATATATATTAGCTAATACTTTTTACGTCTAACCTCGCAAATATATGAATATTTCATCGATTTTTTCTTGTAAATCAACTCCGTTATTGATTCTACCTAATTCGTTTCCAATCTCATCAATCAATATTTTCTTACGCTCCGCTAATGGTATTTCTACACGTTTCATATCGGGTAAATAAACGTGACGTTGGTCTTTGGGCGTTCCATAGACGGCACTTTCATAAAACTCCACTTTAAGAATGTGAATTAACGATAATAGTGGGTACTGTTGCAACCTTTTCATTAATCCTGCAAAACTCTTCCACTGGTTTGCGTCTGCTAAAATCTCTTCGCTGTTCATTATTACTTGTATAGATGCTATAAATATATACCTGACGGTAGAATCAATTTTTTACATATTCGTAACAACTTTTGTTACGATTTTTCAATAAAAAAGATGCATTAGCATCATTTTTATAGGTTTTTGTTACGTTTATTATTCGTGATTTTCGTGCTCCGTCGCCCATTGTTGATATTCCTCCTCTACTTCCTCGTCAGTCTGTATGTGGGCACGGCACATCGGGCAATTTATACGACTGCAACATTTACTTTCGGGCAAATTACTGATGCATTTACCACAAATGGTATGTTCGCACTTTGAGAAATGCGTCTTGGTTGGTTCATAACACACACAACATTCTCCTGTTGTCTTCGATGGTTTGCACGCACCAATCGCCGACAATTTAAATATCGCTTTCAACGGTAGTTCTTCAACTGGATTCGGTTGAAAGCGTCCGCAGAATACATCGTAACGCATTGTCTGCAAAAGACAAAATAGTTTCGTAACTGCATATCTAATCTCGCGCTTGGTAAAACGAATATCGGGTCTTTTGCCATCAACCCACGCATAACTGGTTAGCTCAAATGATGGTAAGTAAAAGTGACTGATTGAATACTCGTAATTGTTGGGTCTCAAATTAAAATCAATATGAGTGGGTTGAATACGTAAATCACTATCCGCCAGTTTCACACCATCAATACTTTCAATGGGAATTTTTAAATACTCAATGTTTTTACTTTCGTCAGTTTCATTCACGACTACTATATACTTCTTAAACACCCACTCGGTCAATTGTGTAATTTCTTCCGTGTTGTTCATTATTACTTGCTTTTGCTTGTTTTGATGCTATAAATATGTGCCTACCGATAGAATCAATTTTTTACGTTTTGCGTATGATGCAATATATTCGTGTCAAACTAATAGTTCAATTTTCTATGGATTCGTAACAATTCGTAACAAAAAATGTTACGTTCTACGTTTAATTTCCCATAGCGAAGTCATTTGATTTAGTATTCCTTCTTAACCACGTTTTCTTGTCGTCTAAAAAAGGTCTCGCTAAAACGTCATAATCACGTAAATATAATTGGTCGCTTGCATTATAAACCTCGTGGTCTCTGTTGTATTTATTTACAATGGTATTTATTTTTCTTATATATGATTTGTGTATTTTCTGTGCTTCATCTAACGTTTCGGCTTTTTTTAACTGCTCAATCGTCTTCTTTAAATTCTCATTTATTTTCGGCTCTACTTCTTCTTCCAGCCACCTTTTTAGGTCTGCTTTTCTTTTTTTATCGTAGTCGCTTTCTACATACTTTGGTCTTGGTCTAAATGGTATGGGCTTAATTACTAAACTCTTCGGCTTCGGCTCGGTAGATGGCATCGCCTGCTCTAACTTCTCGGTCTTCTGTTTCTTTCTTTCAGTTGGTAGGTATCCTTTTTTAATATCTGGGTCAGTAATTGCACACATATACGACATATTGTTTTTGGCGGCAAAAGCCCGAACGTGTTCTACCCAACGGTTAGGCATTATATACATTACACTATATATTTTTTTTTAGACTTTGTCGTTTGGAATATAATAATACACAATGGAATATTTATTTCCTACTAAATCATTCGTGTTCCAATGTTCCAGTTCGCTACCGTTGAATATGGTCGGTGTATACTTGGCATCGTATTCCTTGCCTTCTACCACGATTTTGCAACCTTCGTAATCGCCAATGCTAATTAGTAGCGAATTGCCAACGTTGTTAGCATCGTGATGCTTACCACATATCGTGTTGTTGTTAATCAATATGGACGAATACTTGAATGGCACGAATATCTTACCCAGCCGTTCCAATTCTTGTAATAGATGCGGCTTACGATGTGACGCTACGCTCAACTCCGTTCCACCTCCTTGGAATGGACGCCGCTTGACTATACCGAATATGTCTGCACGATGCGCTGGGAAATTCTTGCGGTAGCGGCCTGCCAACTTGTTTATCGCGTATCCTTCGTCTGCACGCTTCTTGGATAAAAGAGTCTTACTTAACATCTCCAATAACGGTTTAAATATCTCTGGGCTCACAGTGGGTAACTGCAACACGGGCGGTAATGCAATTACGGGCGGCGTCCTTAACGCCTTGAACCGTATATGTGGAATCGGCTCGGCAGAAATATACTTAATCTTCTTTGAGTGCATATTGATTAGTGGCGAATATTCGTAATACAACTTGCTAACGGCTGCATAGTATTTTTCGTAATCACGCCCGTCCGCATCATTCACGCCTCCTGGCGCAAACGGCTTTGTCTTTACCATAATGTCACAGTATCTGTACGTGCCGCCATATTTCAAATAACATAGTATGGTTCGCTGCAAATCCTCGACTATCACGTTATCTACCTGAATGCTCTTGTCGTTACGCATAATGTAAAAACAACCGATTGCTACCAACATACCCGACTTGAACCCGTTCTCTTTGTTGAAAAACTCGTTGAATGTGGGTGGCAATCCTGCCAGATTATATGGTGACGTCTTTAAATGATCGCACGCTTCCTGCAACGCTTCCACGAATGTCTTACCGTTCTTGGTCTTTACTTTTTCTATGTCATCGTCCATATACACAATTACGTCACCTTCGTTGAAATAATTCGTCATATAGTTACGTATGTTGCACATTCCTTTTTCGCCGATGATGATTTTGAGTTCGGTGGGCAACGCCGCACGGTATGCATCGTGCTGTTCTTGGTCGGCAACAAATAAATGTATGTCATCAATGCTCACACCATTATCAATGAGAACCTTGAACGTCTTGTCCTTGAAAATGCTAACACGGTTGTAAGATGGCACGGCGATTATCATTGTATAGTATCACGTTAGATATTAATATGTGCTAAACCTACATATTCATATGGAATCAATTTTTTACATTTTGTGCATTTTCTCCTGCATTCTTCTGTGAAAAAAAACAATATATTACTAATATTACTACCTTATTAACTTTTTGATGAAAGACGTATAAGTCGTATAAGTCGTATAAGTCGTATTATTTTGTAATCTATATATATATATTTCTTTCTTTGTAAAATAGTTATATAAAATATACTTCCTATACGACTTTACTCCTTTTTACTCCTCGACCACTTCCTCGGCTTCCTCGCCCACCTTGGTATCTTCCTTTTCTTCTTCCTTCATTTTAATACCAAACCAAACACCCAGACACTTCTTGTACTTCTTTTGACTATCGTATGTAACCTTTTTACCCATAACCTTCATCATATCTTTAAACTGTGTCTTGTTGATATTAAACCGTGCCCACTGATATTCCATTTCACTCTTGTTCATTTTTGCATCAGCGTCAAACTCAAATGTGTGTTCTATGTTATTGCGGACAGCATTATTATCAACGCACACTTCTTCTGTATCGCCCGCCCAATCAGCAGGGTAAGGCTTTAATTTGTAATCATCATCAACGAACTTCTTTGAATATTGAAACAACAAATCCAACATTGCAAACTTATACTTGGTTTGTAACTTTTCATTGAATGCGGTGTCCACTTTGAACTGACAATTCTCATAATCATCTACTTCGTTCTTACTGCTGAACATACTATCAAATTGCATAATCTTCATTCGCCGTGTGATACCTTCGTCCGCATTGATTTGCATCGTAATATTAGTCACGATAAATGCTTTTAAACGGATAGTCATCGTGTCCATTCCAGCGTAATTAACCTTGAACCGCTCGGTAGTGCCATCAGCCACATTCTTGATTACATCGGCGTCTTGCTTCTTCTTTGAGAGTTCATTCACCCACGCAATACGGTAAGGTCGCCAACTGGATACTTCTTTATGACGGCTACCATACGTGGTTTCAAATATATTGTTTTCCAACTTGACAACATAATTAGGTATGATACCTTGTAACGCCTCAAATATTACGGACTTGCCATTAGACGCCTTCTGCCCACGCAAACACCAAAACGCCTGTATCTTGGTTGCATCGCCCGTTAATGCGTATCCAATGCTTGATAAGTAGAACTCCAAATGTGCTGGGTTATTATTGCAAATCTTTAACAACTCGTGACGCACAAACGCAACATCTTCGGGTTTAGCCTTCTCATAATCGTATGGAATTGTCTGTGTTAATAAATCAGCAGAATACAGTCCTTTTCTAAACTGCAATGTCTTCAAATCCAATACGCCATTTTTATATGCAATCTTATACGGGTTCAAATCCAGTGTGCCTTCAAAACTGTTATCGAATAATTCAGTCTGTAAAACGGTAATAATCTGCGAACTGGTGCCCGCTTTACTAACGTCTCTATACCAGACACCGTATTTCTTGATTATATCTGCATATGTTTTTCTTTTGTCTTCGTCACTTTCTTTTTCTTTCAATGCAGACATTGTGGTAACGCTTTCGTCGATCCTATGCTGAATGTGTGTAATAACAACAGCGTGTGGATTCTTAACAACACGCCACAGGCTAATCTTCTTATCAAACATAAACCACTTACCATTGCAGAATATTAGGTCACGTTGTAGGCGTCCTGCGATTTCTTTTGCAATAGTATTCTCGCCTTTGTTCAACGTCTCCAACTGAATGAACTCGTTATATTTAATACGCCACGCCAAATACCCAGTCATATTTAGCTTCTCCGCAATATTACACAATATGCCTAATGAGTAGTTCTTGTTTTTATCCATATTGTCCCACGCTTCGCTTGCCTTCACTAACTTGTTTGTTTTTTTTTCAGCGATTGCTGTCCACTTCATAAACACATCTTTGTCATATCCGTTGCACTTCAACATAGTTAAAATGCTCAACCAATCATCGTAGTTAATAGCGTCCAAATCGTTACCAACAACGTTGAATAGCAAATCAACCCACTTGTCTTCTGGGTCTGGAACCATAGTATTCTCTACGGCCGCCTCGTCCTTTTTATTTTGCTGCTTCTTTGGCGATTGTGTTTTTGGTTCTTTTTCTTTTTTTGTGTTTTTGTAGTCGTCAAATAGTTGCAATATGAATGGGTAGATGGGTGACTGTTCGGTAAGAACATATAACGGTTGGTCGTTTTTAAAAGTGCGTGGCTGCATTACCTTACCGTTTATTTTGCACACAGTTGCAGCGGGTGGAATAACCTGCTGATGCTTGTTACCCAAAAGAACTTCCATAGAATTGATAGCAATCTTGCTACCAGTCGCTTCTACCAGTCTAATGATTTCGGGCGTATTGCTATAATCAACCAGCACGTTTTCATTGCCTACGGTAGAACTATGATACCAGCCATCGTGCTTATCCACAATGCTTTCATATTCAGCTAATTTTTGTTTGGTATAATCACAGCCCGTGCGGTCTTTTCCACACGTATCAAAATCCAACGACATTATGTAGCGTCCATTGTCGTCGTGCTTACCCATTCTCATACCCCACAATGTAGAGTTGATATTATGATGCTTCTGCAATACGGCTGCGGGTAATTCTTCCCAACTACCCAAACCATTACCGTTACGTTTCACAGGTTTTTTGCTATCCTTATCCACATTAAACAGTGCGAACTTTTGTGCGATTAGATTATTAATGATTTCCATCTTCTATACTATAATATACTATAAGATATCCTTTTGCGTATAAAATCAATTTTTTACATTTGTTCAATTTTCCAGAATGGAAAAGTGAAAAAGTGCCTAAATACTATACAAATCAGTTATAGTTGTTACAAACATTTTATCTGGTAGTATGTTTCCGCCTAAATCCATCACGGGCTTTTTGGCGGCTAATGATTGTCTAAATATTTCAGCTTTTTGGTTAAGTTTGATTAAGTCTTGTTCTCGCTTCTTGGTTTTTTGTTGTTGCAAATTCGGCTTCTTTGGTGGCATATACATTACCATCACATATTTTTTACGTCTTTTATCATTTGAGTAACCCACGAATAAATAAATCCTACCAAAAAACCTAACATACATTATGGTGACATAAATTTCGATAACGCTAGTACTAATCCGTCTATTTGTTTCTGCATAGCTTCTATCTGTGCTTGCTGTGCTTCTACCTTCTTATTGAGTTCTAATGTGGCACCCATAAATAGATTACTGAACTCCGCATTCACACGAATAGGCTGTATGTTTCCGTCATCGGTCATATCCGTATCCTCGCCAATAGTTAAATTTGGAAACTCTGGAAACTCGGCTTTAATTTCTTGTGCAATGTAACCATAATGCAGAACGCCGTCATCTTTAAACAATCCATTCTCAATATAGTTGTATTCAATCATAGACAACTTTGATAGTCTATCCAGTATCGGGCGGGCGGGCACAATGTTCTTCTTGATACGAATGTCACTGATAGTGTAGTTACCAATATTCGTGCCGTCTATATATGCAGTGTAATTTGGAAACGTCCAGGCGTTGTTAAACACTGATGCTTGAAAAGCACCACCAGCACCTAACTTGGTAAAATACCCGCCCGTGACTTTAATACCCGATGTTAAAATTTGTAACTGATCTACCGCATTGATGCGGAATGCGTGAGTGTCGCCAGTTGGAACGTTATAGCGTAGTGTCGTTCCCGCAACGTGTGTGATATTAGAACCAGTCGGGCCAAATTGTAACTCTTGATTTGCTGGAATTGTTATGTTTGTTCCGTTTATGGTAAGTGCTAATGTGCTGTCGTTTATAAATCTAAAAGTTCCACCAGTATCAGCGTCAAAACGAATACCACCCGAACCACCGCTACTTATAGCACCGCCTAACAGAGTATCATCTGGAAATATTGCTTGTCCCGCTTTCATATAAATCCCGCCAGTAAATGTCGCACCAGTCGTATTTAATAATAATTGTGTTACTGAATTCACCATAAACTTATGCGAATAACCAGTTGCTACCTCATAATCAAATGTATTTGTCGTTGTGTCTTTTCGTAGATATGCTAAATTAGTAAAACCTTCGTCCCAAACTACCCGCTTACCGTTACGCATACTCAAACTCTCATATATAATTGCACCAGAATTACTAACTTCCATAATGTCTGTGCCGCCCACTTGATATTTCAACGTGTGTGCTGCGGGTAATTGATACAAAAACCAGCTAAAACTTGTGTATTCACGCATAATCGTTCCAGCGGGAAAAGTGAATAGTGTCCCATTTACATCAGTGCTTATTTTTACTACTTCTGTATTGTTAATTTTGAATGAGTGATTAAATGTGCTTGGAACATTATACACATACGCCAGTCCAACACTATCTTCTTGTTGAAATGAACCGCCAGTCCAATTGATATATTTTTGTGTGGTTAGGTTCAAATCATCAGTGACATAACACCCAAACGTCGGGTGTATTTTAAATTTATCTACGCTATTTATTTTGAACTTGTATGTGTAACCAGTCGGTATATTAGTATCAAATGAGCTGCCTCCGCTATTCTCATCAATGGTCGAACCTGCATAGAACTGAACCTTTTTGCCCGTTCTCATTAGCAACCCACCTGTATCAAAATCTACGGTAGGCGTGCCGCCCACGAAGAACATATGTGCTCCACCAGTCACATCATAATAGACGTTGGGTATTGTGTAGTTAATAAACCCGCCCACAGTTGGATATGTGGTTCCCAGTATTAACCCACGTGTGTTATTAATTCGCACATTGCCAGAGAAAGTTTTTAAACCCGATATCGTTTGTGCAGTTCCCAATGTTACGAATGCACCATCAACGTAAGTCTTATTAACCAACTGATTACCAGTAGATGGAACAGCAGATGACTGTGGTAACGTAGTAAATGTTTTAATACCGCTTGTTATGGTCTGGTTAGTAGTTAAATCCACGTAGTTCGCCAGGTCTGCAATAGTTGCAAAATCGGTTCCGCCCGTCATAGAAAGAACATTAGATTGAGTGTAATCCATTTTAATATATACATATATTATAAAATGGACGATACCGAGAATACGCCTGCGAGTCCGCCACCCAGCACGACAGATTTAGCTAACGCCGCCGAAGCATCATATAGCGATTTCCCACCAATGAATTACACTAAACTCACTCAATACTCCAACCCAGAGATTTCTACATTTAAGCATAAGGAAAAGCCACACTACATAATAGCCCATAAGGGCACTGACTTGGCTAACCCAAACACTGCACGGAAAGACGTGCGGGCAGATTTAAATATTGCATTAGGTAATAAGGAAGCCGATAGACTACATAACCGCCGTGCGAAGCAAACAGAACAGATTATTAAGAAGTTGAAGAAAGAGACACCAGCCCACGATGTGTATCTTGTGGGTCATTCACTTGGCGGTAGCACCAGTAGTCACGCTATGGCTACCAATAAATATGTGCGTGATAATGTGAAAGAACACCATACATTTAATTCGGGTAGTTCTGCACTACAAAAGCCGCCCAGTGTTACGGCAGAAGTTAGAGACACATTGATGCAGAAAAGCACACACCATCGAGTGAAAGGCGATGCTATCAGCGAACACGTTGAAAAGAACCTGATAGGTAAGCAGAAGATGTATGAGAGTAAGAAGAAGCCCAGTATAGCTGACCACGTATTGAAACTTGCTACACCATTGTTGAAGAGAACATTCGTTGGACGGGCTATTGGATACGGCGTGAAGAAAGTCTTGGATACGTTACGTTCTCATTCTATCAGCAATTTCACACGTAAATAATATGTGAGTATTGTATAATGAGTTTAGCAGATTATTCCAACATTAAGGTAGTACAACGTATGGCAGATAAATATGGCATAGGTAAGGTATTACCATCTACACGTAAGGCGAGTAAATATATGGTTCAAAACCCTGACGGTAAAATGATCCATTTCGGCGCATCGGGTATGGCAGACTTTACCAAAACAAAAGATGAAGAACGCCGTAAGAAGTTTAGACAACGTAATGCGAAGTGGGCTGATGCTGCAAAATATACACCCGCCTACCTATCGTATTATTTATTGTGGTAATTATTATCGTAACATAATGTATAGATGTGCATACCAAAACGAA